CAATCACATACTATAACTATTATTTTTACATTATTTTCCATTGCTTTTTGAACAGCGTCTTTATATATTTTATCGTTATTGGAAATCATAAACTTATTTATATCATTTCTTTGAATTACATAGCACATGTAACAATTTGTTATTTCTTTGCTACTATCATTATTAGCATTATTATTTTGACATATTTGAGATAGTTCTTCAATATGTTTAAAAGCACGCGGGCTAACTAAATCGGTTTTCTTTTTTCTATAGCCATCTGGAAAATAAGCAATATTATTTTCTTGAAGGGGAACTGATTTAACTTCTAAGATAAATTTTCTATTATCTTGTAATTCACCAGCAAAATCAAATCGTGATTTATTAAAGGTTACTTGTTTCTTATAATTTTTAATATTTATTAAATTACTTAGCAAATTATTTTCAAAAACTAATTCAACTATTTTCTCTCCATGAGATGGTTCTATACCAACTAAGGAATTGTTATTTTTTTTATCAAATGAAATTATTGAACGATAACTACATTTAATTTTTTCATTATTTAGTGGCATACCATATACTATAGATTCTTTCTCGCATAATCCACAACATCCTAATGATGGTGTATGTATCATAAATTCGCTTTTTTCAGAATCATCATGAATAATAGCGTCGCCTACATATGGAGTTTTACATATTTTTGATGGTCTTTTTATAATTTCTATTTTTTTCAAATTATTGTATGATAATAATAATATCTTCATAATAACAGATAATAGATAATAATATAATTTTTAATTTAAATTATATTATTTTTGAATTTTATATTATTAAATAAGTTTTTAATCAATTTTTCTTGAAAAATAAAAAAAAGTATAACAATTAATACCATAAAAAATACAAATTTTATTGTATTAAATATGTCACTTGCTTTTATTAATCCTTTTAAAAATGAATTATTTGAATCATTTATTTTTCTTCGAAAAAATATAGAAACTAGTGTTATCGTAATAATAATAAATATTCCAATTAAATTAACCATATATATATAATTATATTTTACACAATAATAATTTATTTTTAATTCTATAAAAGAAATATTTTAATCTTAAAATTAAACGCGATTTTATTTGATAATTTGTTAGTAAGCTATTTTTTTCAAAATTAAATATTTTTTCTATTTTATTTATATTTCTATAAAGGTCTAATAATTTAAAATTATTTTTATTTTTATTCTCTCATCATTTTAAATATCTTGAGCTAGTCTACTATTAATTCTAATTAATTTCATTAAAATTTCTTCATTAGATTTACTATTTATAACTTTCTCTATTATATCTATAATTTTTTCATTTACCTTTTCAACAATATAATTTTTATTATCTTTGATTTTTTTTCTTAAAGTATATAGTTCATATAAAGATTTTTGTTTTAAATTGTATTCATCTAATACTAATAAACTTGTATTGTAATAACTATAATAAGCTTTCATTTTTTCTATTATTTGAATATATTTATAATAAAGTATATTTATATTAATTTATCAATTTTTGTTAATATAAATATATACATCAATAATTATTAAAAGTAATCACAATATAAAATATTAAATTTCTCTAAATCACGCTTATCAATTGTATTTTTCTTTAATAATAATTTTGCAAGATCTGTAAATTCATGAATATTATTTTCTATAATATCTACAGCTGCATTTAAAGCAAATTGTATTAGTGATGCTACTTCTCTATCTATTTTACTCTTTGAATATTCACTTAATTTACTTCCTCCATTTGCTAATTCTCTACCTAAAAATGGTTGATTACCAGCAGTTGTGTCAATAATACCTAAGTTATTATTAAGACCAAATAAATTAATATATTGTCTTGCGATTGAATCTGCTTGTTTTAAATCTCCGGATGCGCCTGTTGTAATATCTAAATTATCAAATTTTTTGAATAATTTTTCATCATGATAATTTGTTGGATCTAGATTATGTTTTCTTTTAAATAAAATTATTTCCGCTGCCCTTCCTCCTAGCGCTACAATTAAATTTGCTAGCATATATTTTTTTGTTGGATAGCTCTCATATTGCTCTTTTGGTGTAAATAATGTATAACCTCCTGCTCCACCTTTATTAGCATTAATAGTTACTTTTCTAACATCATAAAAATCATTAAATAATTTAGCCATTATAGTATGTCCTGCTTCGTGATATGCTACTAATTCTCTAATATCCTTATTTTTAGTTTGACTTTTTGATGGTAACCCAATTGTAATTTTTTCATATGCATCTAACATACATTTTTTATTGATTTTGGTTAAATTATATCTAAGCGATAAAATTGCGGCTTCATTTGCTAAATTTTCTAATTCAGCACCTGAAAAACCACCAGTTAATAATGCAATTTCATCAAAATCTACACTTTCATCATAATTTTTATTTCTAAGATGAATATTTAAAATTGCTTTTCTTCCATCTCCATCTGGTAATCCTACTAATACTTTTCTATCAAAACGACCTGCTCTTACTAATGCTGAATCTAAAATATCTGCTCTGTTTGTTGCCCCTAAAATAATTATTCCCTCTGATTTATCAAAACCGTCCATATTTGTTAAAATTTGATTTAATGTTTGTTCTCTTTCATCATTACCCGAATTAAAACCTGTTCCACGCTGTCTTCCAATTGCATCAATCTCATCAATAAAAATAACACATGGTTTATTTTCATTCGCAATTTCAAATAAAGATCTTACCCGCGCCGCACCAACACCTACAAACATCTCAATAAACTGAGAACCACTTACAGAAATAAAAGATACACTTGATTCACCTGCTACTGCTCTAGCTAATAATGTTTTTCCGGTTCCAGGAGGACCTTCTAGAAGAATACCTTTTGGAATTTTAGCTCCGGCATTATTAAATTTATCAGGATCTTTTAAAAAATCAACTACTTCTTGTAATTCATATTTTGATTCATCACATCCAGCAACATCCGCAAAAGAAACATTCACCATTTCAGCATTAATTAATTCTTGTTTTTTATTAAGCATATTTGCGGGATTTCCCATTTGAAATCGAGAAAATACTGTAGATAAAATTAAATAAATTAAAATAATTGGAAATAAATTACTAAGAATTCCTGTAATTAAATTACCATTATCAATAATTGAATAAACATCAAAATTAATATTATTATTTTGTAAAGTATCAACAACCATATTACTTAATTGTGGAACTTTTGTTGGAATATAATGTAAATTATCTGGAAGAATTAAATTATCATAATGCTTATCAATAGCAATAATACCATTAATATTATTATTTTGTTCAATTAATGATGCAGAATCAATATTATGTTTATCAATATTATCTTGCAAATCATTTATGGTCCAAGTATTACCAAACGAATTTTTTGTTGCTGTAGAATATTTTTTAATAATTTCAGCTGGTTGATAATTTGTCAACAGAGGTTTGTTACCAATATTAAAACAATTTATTTGCTTCAATAAAAACATAATACATAATAATTTCATTTATAAATTATTATTTATCTTTTATTCTTAAATTAGTTTAGAATATATATAATGCAAAAGAAGGTAAAAAATTATAATTTTGTTATATTATAATATATAAATGAGATCAATAATCAGAAAAAATAGATTATCTATATCTATTATATTATTTTTAATAATTTTTATTACTATAGTTCAATTTAAACCTGCTTTTCTTTTCAATAAAGATGGTTCCATACGTAATTTTGGTTTAGGTAAAAGTAATACTTCTATTATTCCTGTTTGGTTATTTGGTATTTTAGTAGCTATATTATCTTATTTATTGATTTTATATTTGACTTCTTTTAATATTATTTAAATAAGGAATAAATTAATCTGTAACATAGTATATTCTCTCTTCATCCTTTTTGCTAATCTTACCATCTTTTTCTAATTGTCTTTCAAAATCAGCGTGGCGTTCTTGCATTTGTTTTACATCACTATTACATCCTTTAGATACAATATAATTTGTAGATGCTGTAATTGTTAATATACCAGTTAATAAATACCACATTGACTCTGATATGATATCTTTCAAACATACAAATCTATATAATCTTTCTTTCATATCGGGTGTTACACTAGTTTTAAATAATCCGCCTTTTTTCATTACATTCCACAATTCATTAAATTTATCATAATCACTATTAAATTGGTTCATGATTAAGGAAGGATCCGATAAAGAATCAGAAATAAATTTAGCTAATTCTTTACTATTTCCTACACTTTGTTCTGATATTTTATCTTTCAAAATATCTTTTAATAATTGTTCAGAACCTAATAATTTAGTAATACCATAACCAAAAGTATTTGAAAATGGAACTAACCACCCTTTAAATACTAATAAAATCATAAATAATACACTGAAAATTATCATCCATGGAAATAATGTTGTCATAAGAGCAATTCCCCATTGATTACTTCCACACATTGTTTTAGTAATTCCTAAATTAATTACAAATTGTATTATAATATTACTTAACAAGTAAATTATGAAAAATATATTTTTTTTAAATTTATCTCCACAAGAAGCATATTGAAGTGGAATAAATATCAATAATGTTATTATAACAAATATTAATACTGATGATGATGGGTTATATACTGATCCTTGAGAGCTGAAAGCAATAACTATTGTTATCCCTATAAATAATGATAATAAAATAGAAGGAGATAATATATTCATATATAGATATTATTAACAAATTATTTTATTTAAATAAATTATTAATGGAAAAAATTACACCATCATTAATAGAAAATAGCACTAAATTTTATTTAAGAAGCGCTTTAAAAGAAAGTAGAAATATAAAAAATAAATATATTAATATAGGTGTCAATATTTTTTTATTTATATTATTTATTATAGTCATTGCTGGCTTTTTATTATATAAATATAAAGGTAAATTAACACCTCAAGAAAAAGAAAAGAAGGATAGAGATAAACAAGAATATTTAATTAATATGATGCAAAGATATTCTATAGAAAAACAAAAAGAGAGTCAAAGTTTAATTACTAATTTACCATTAAATCATCCACAGATATTTTGATTTATGACTCATAATAATTTTTCTAATTATTAAAATTATTAATATAATTAATATAAATTATAATTATATTAATAAATATTATAATAATGGATGATAATAAATTTGAAACTGCCTTTAATGAATTTTTTAAATTAAAACATTTATATGAAGAAAAAATCAATAAAGCTAAGAATATTATTATAAAAAACCCAAATTTGAATTCTCAAGAGAAGAGAGAAAAGTTTAAATCATTAAGAAAAAAATGTATTAATTGTGGAAAAGAAGGTGGAACTACATTTAAAATTTATGATAATATTTTAGAAGCTAAATGTAATGCTTCAACATCATGTAATTTACATATTAAATTACAAAGAGCCAAAACCAAATTATTAAATAACTATGATGAAGAACTATATAATGAAATAATGGAAAAAAAATCGAAAATAATTGTTAATAAATTAAATTACTTATATGGTTATGAGACAGAAAAAAATACATTAGTAAAATTTAATACTATTAAAAGCGAGTTAATGAAGTTAATTAAAGATTATGAAATTGTTAATACATCTTATAATAATATTGTTAACAGCGAAGATAAAATAAAGATTATTAGAGAGAAAAAAGATGAATTATTTATTTTAATTGAAAATATGAAAAAATTAATTAAACAATCCATAGAGGAAGATAATGATGCTTTCTTAAAAGAAGGATTAGAAATATATGTAAATTATATTCAACCTATTACAAAAGAATTACTTAATATTAAATATGCTAATAATTCAATATTAATAGAAGAAAAACAGCCACCAATATATAAATTAATTCAAGAACCATATACTTTAAAAGATCTTACATATTCAATTATTGGACAAGATAATAAAATATTAATTAATAAAAAATAGTTTTATAATATATATGTTAGGGAAATATATTAATTTTCCAGTATTTTTAGTTTCTCTCGCAATAGGTATCCTTTTTGTCTATTTATTTCAATCAGAATTGAATGTAATTTATGTTTATCCTACACCCGATAATCAAAACAAAATACTCTATAAAGATAAAACAGATAATTGTTTTAAATTTAACGCAGAAGAAGTAGAATGTCCTGATGATAAAACTAAAATTAAAAATATACCAATTCAATAGTAAATTATTATTTTCATTATATTTATATATATATAATGAAAACTAAGATACAGGAACTTTTACATAGTAAAGCTGGAAAATACATGTTTTCTATTATTTTAGGAATTGGATTAGCCAGTTTATTTAGAAAAGCTTGTAATTCAAGAAATTGTTTAGTTTTTAAAGCACCCGAATTTTCTGATATTAAAAATAATATTTATAGTTATGGAAATAAATGTTATAAATTTACACCTACAGCTACTAATTGTGATAAAAGTAAAAAAATTGTAGAATTTGCGTCGGTAAAATAAATAATTAATAATTAAATTATATTATAAATGGCTACTAATCAAGAAACTACTAATATTGATGATTTACCTTCTAGTAATTCTAATAATGTTAATAGTGCCCCCGTTCAAAATGTTTTCAGCGAAAATAATACTGAAAATGTTAAAATGCCAAATTATGGAGAACAATTAAATTCTGAAAAAGAAGTTGCTCCTGCTTTACAGAATATTGATTATACAAGCAAATTAAATTCAACATTAAAAGATATTGGTGATGGTAATCCATTACAACTACCAAGTAGAGATATTCCTCAAAATACAGCTTCCATTAATAATGATGTAAATGTTCAACCAAATTATATACCACCCAATAATAATGATTATATTGCAAATTATGTTACTCCAAATGAAATAATAGAACAAAATAGAGAGAAAGAACATAATAATGATAAAACGGAAGAATTTTATGAAACAATTCAAATGCCACTGTTAGTTGGATTATTATTTTTTATTTTTCAATTACCATTTATTAGAAAAAATTTATTTATCTATTTACCATCTCTATTCAATAAAGATGGTAATCCTAATCTCTCCGGATATGTTTTTAATAGCGCCATTTTTGCCTTATTATATTTTTCATTTACATATATATTAAAATATATATCAATATAAATAATTATTAATTTATAGATTATTTTAATAATTATTCTTGTGTATTAGTCATTTCAATTTCACTATTAGAATTTTCATTTACTTTATTAATTAATTCATTCTTTTTTTCTATTGTTTTTTCTAATTCTATCTCTGTTTCTTTATCTAATTTTTCTTCAGTTGTTTCATCTTCTACTATTTTTATATCTTCTTTGTAGATATTAATAATAAAATGATCTTCGGCAATATCAGGAAAGCATTGCCCCTTATCTTTGAAATTATTTTTAAACAAAGTTATTGATTTACCAGTAATAGAAGGAGCATCTTGTTGTAATCTTTCATATTCTTCTAATGCCCAATTTGTTAATACATCAGAAGGATTTCTATCAAATCTAGACATACCCATTTGAAGAGTCATCTTTCTATAATATGAACCAAATTGTTTTGCTATCATATTATGTTCTGCTGCTTTTTCTTCAGCATTATAGAATTTTTTAAATGATTGTATTAATGTTGATAATAATCCAATACCACCTACACCATAAAGAAAACCGTTTTTGATATTATCATCTGTAACATTTGTGGCTATTAATGATAAAGTTGATGCTACTCCTGTTACTAATATACCTGAAATAGAAAGATTATCTGCAAATTTTTTCCATTTTCCACCAGTATGTGAATGCATAAATCTTAAACCAGCCGCTTTCTCTCCCCAATGTTTCATTAATAGTTCCATATTATCTGTCCATGAAGCAGCATTTATTTTTTTTCTCATATCACCTAAACGAGCACTAGTTAAAGCCTCAATTTCTTCTAAACCTATGTGTTCGGTTTTCATATAAAAATACAGAATATTTTATTTTTCATTTATTTTTCATTTATTTTACATAAAATAAAATATAACTCTATTATTCATATTAAATATTAAGAGTATATAGTAAAAATATATAAATTATGGTGTCCTCCTAGCTAAATTGCTATTTTTTGCATTTTTTAATTCTTCAAAAAATTTTCGAAAAATGGACATTTTTTATGTCCAATTTTAATTTTTCGATTTGAGAATTGTAAAAAAAAACGAAAAATCACTTTAGAGCATAATGGTCTATTTTCTAATTTTGAAAAATAAAAAGTGTTACTGAAAATTTTTTAATTATATTCGTAAATAATTTAGGCATTTTTTCGCTATCCAATATATGGATAGTATGGATAGTAAAATGGATAGTGAAAATAATGTATATAAATATGTATGTGAAAAATGTAACTTTAAAACGTGTAATAAATATAATTATTCTAAACATATTAAATCTCTAAAACATAAAAAGCAAGAAATGGATAGTGAAAAATGTGAAAAAATGTATTATTGTAATTGTGGAAAAAAATATAAATATGATACAGGGTTATACAAACACAAAAAAAAATGTCAAACAGAGAAAAAGGGAGAAAATACAATAATACAAACTGATAATAAAGATGATATGAAAGACTTAGTATTTAAACTTATTAATGAAAATCAAGAATTAAGAAAAACAATTACTGAAATGATACCTAAGATTGGAAATAATAATAATAACTTAAAACAAAAATTTAACATAAATGTATTTTTAAATGAAAAATGTAAAGATGCATTATCAATGGATGAATTTATTGATAAAATAGAAATTTCTATGAAAAACTTATTAACAACAAAAGAAAAAGGTCAAACTCAAGGAATAAGTAATATAATAATGGAAAATATGAATAAATTATCATTATATGAACGACCATTGCATTGCACAGATAAGAAACGTGAAACATTATATGTGAAAAATAATGAATGGGAAAAAGATGAAAATAAAGAATATATAAATAAAGCATTAAAAAAGGTAGAAAAAAAACAATTAAAAAATATACAAATATGGTTAGATGCACACCCAAATTATATGAATTGTAGTAATCAACAAGATGAATTTGCAGAATTATTACGAGAATGTGGAAAATCAATAGATGATAACAGAGAAAAAATAATAAAAAATCTTTGTAATCAAGTATATGTAGACAAAGAAGATTAAAATGCTTTATAAAATAAATAATTATCGTATATTTTATAAAATGATGGTCTTCTTCTAGCTAAATTATTATATTTTTTTATTTTTAATTCTTCAAAAAATTTTCGAAAAATGGACAAAAAGTATGTCCAATTTTTAAATCTCGATTTGAGAATTGCAAAAAAAACGAAAAAATGAGTTTACAGCATAATGGTGTTAGTTATAATTTTATAAAATAAAAAGTGTTACTGAAAGTTTTTTATAATTTTTTATGAAAAGTATTTAGGGATTTTTAGGTCACTATATATATGATGACTAATAATGACTTTTTTGTCCAAAAAATCCCACTAAAGTTTTGTTGTGAAAAATGTAACTATATCACGAGTGTAAAAAAAGACTTTAATAAACATTTAATGACATTGAAACATAAAAATCGTGAAAATAGTGACCAAGAAAATAATTTGTCCCAATCTAATTTATTTATTTGTAATTGTGGAAAAAAATATAAATATAAGCAAGGACTTTCGCTACATAAAAAAAAATGTGAAGGAGAGAAAAAGGAAGATACTGTATTAATACCAGATAATAAAGATGATATGAAAGAATTAGTATTAAAATTAATTAATCAAAACAGTGAATTACAAAAAACAATACATGATTTAATACCTAAAGTTGGTAATAATAATAATAGTAATAATACAATAAACAATAAAAATAAATTTAATATTAATGTATTTTTAAATGAAAAATGTAAAGATGCATTATCAATGGATGAATTTATTAATAAAATAGAAGTTTCGATAAAAAACTTATTAACAACAAAGGAAAAAGGGCAAACACAAGGAATAACAAATATAATAATGGAAAATATGAATAAACTTTCACTATATGAAAGACCATTGCATTGCACAGATAAAAAGCGGGAAACATTATATATAAAAAATAATGAATGGGAAAAGGATGAAAATAAAGAATATATATATAAAGCATTAAAAAGTGTTGAATCAAAACAATTAAAAAAATTAAATGTTTGGTTAGAAGAACATCCAAATTATATGAATAATCCTGTAGAACAAGAAGAATTTGCTAAGTTAATGAGTGAATGTGGAAAATCAGTTGAGGATGGAAAAGATAAAATAATTAAAAAAATATGTGATAATGTTTATTTAGAAAAAATACACGAATAAGCTTTATAAAATATATAATTATTGTATATTTTATAATATTATGGTGTCCTCCTAGCTAAATTGCTATTTTTTGCATTTTTTAATTCTCCGAAAAAATTTTGAAAATTGGACATTTTTTATGTCCATTTTTGAAAAGTCGATTTGAGAATTGACAAAAAAAACGAAAAAATGAGTTTAGAGCATAATGGTTTAATTTCTATTTATGAAAAATAAAAAGTGTTACTGAAAGTTTTTTAATTATTTTTAAAAAAGATTTAGGCTCTTTTTTATGTAGTATATATATACTACAAATGACTACAAAAAACGAGCAAAAAAGAGCAAAAAACGAATTTCATTGTATATGTTGTAACTTTACATCGTATAAAAAAATTAATTTTGAACGTCATATTATGACATCAAAACATAAAAGACTACAAAATACTACAATAATAGAGCAAAAAGAGCAACCTGACGGTAAGAAGTTTGCTTGTGAATGTGGAAAATCATATAAACATCATTCCAGTCTTTACAATCATAAACATAAATGTAATTATAAAAGTAATATAGATTCAAATGCTAATAGTATTGAAAATAATGATATTAATAAGAAAGTTGATGATACAATGAATTATAAAAATTTATTTTTTGAATTAATTAATGAAAATAAAGAAATGAGAAGTATGTTGATGAATCAACAAAAACAAATAACCGAAATTATTCCAAAAATAGGAAATAATAATGTAATTAACAATACAACAAATAATAAAAATAAATTTAATATAAATGTATTTTTAAATGAAAAATGCAAAGATGCTATTTCATTAGATGAATTTATTAATAAAATAGAAATATCTATGAGCGATCTAATTACAACAAAAGATAAGGGCATGATAACAGGAATAAGTAATATAATAATAGAAAATATGAGTAAACTATCATTATATGAAAGACCTTTACATTGCACAGATAAAAAACGCGAAACTATATATATTAAAAATGAAGAATGGGAAAAAGATGAAAATAAAGAACAAATTAATAAAGCATTAAAACAAATTGAATCAAAACAATTAAAAAATGTTAAAGTATGGCTAGACGAACATCCAAATTATATGAATTGTTCAAAACAACAAGAAGAGTTTGCTCAGCTATTACGCGAATGTGGTAAATCAATAGAAGATAATAAGGAAAAAATAATTAAGAATATTTGTAATGAAGTATATGTTGATAAAGATTAATTCTATAATTTTTCAATTGGAATATTATGTTCTTGACTAATTTTTTGACAATATTCATCATTATTATAATCATTAATGTAATATATTTTTTTGATTCCAGAAGCAACTAATAGCTTCATACAATTAAGACATGGATAGTGAGTTATATATGCAAAAGCTTCATTACAAGAAGCTCCTCTTTTAGCACAATCACATAAAGCATTTTGTTCTGCATGAACAGTTGCTACTTCATGGCCGTTTCTAATAACTTGTTCATGTGGTGCTCCTGGTAAATAACCATTATAACCTTGAGAAATAATTCTATTGTCTTTTACTAGAATACAACCAACATGTAATTTTTTACAAGCCGAACGTTTAGCAGTAATTTCAACTAATTGTTTATAATATTCACTCCAAGATGGTCTATTTTCCATTAATAATTATTCGTAATAATTATTTTAAGTTATTATCATAATTATTATAATATAAATGGTTAAGAAAACAAAAATAAATTTGAATACATTAAATACACATATAAATGCTCTAATTGATAATTTAGATGATAAAAGAATTTATAAAAATATAGATTTAGTTTTAGATGGTGGTTTATTTAATGGGGGTTATCAAATAGGGTGTGTTTTATATTTAAAAACATTGGAAAAGAAAAAAATTATAAATATAGAAAGAATATCAGGTTGTAGTATAGGTTCATTAGTAGGATTTTGTTATTTAACTAATAATATACAAGAATGTATTAATAATTACGAAGATTTATTAAAATGTTATAGAGAGAATAACAATTTTAAATTATTCAAAGAATTATTATATAATATAGTAGTTAAAAAGGATTATTCATTAGATATGATAAATAATAAATTATATATAACATACCATGAAGTAAAAAATACAAAAAAAGTAACAAAAAATAATTATAATAGTAAAGAAGAAATATATGAAAGCATATTAAAATCATGTTTTATACCTTTTATGTTAAATGATGAATATTATTATAAAGAAAATTATTTAGATGGTATTTCACCATATATTTTTGAAAAAAGTGACAAAAAAATTATATTTATTAAATTATTATCATTGGATAAATTATTTGAATCTTTTATAATTAAAAATGAAAATAATATAATTACTAGATTATTAACTGGAATTGTAGATATAGACAATTTATTTCACAATAAAAAAACGCAATTTTGTTCATATGTAGATAACTGGAAAATGAATGATTATATTATGATAAGATTAAGAAATATAATTTCTATATTAGTAGTTTTTAGTATCGAGTATATTATAAAATTTTATAATAATATACCAGATAAAATAAGAAATTCATATATTATAGAAAACATTCACATGATAATTAATTATATGTATAAAGATTTTTTAAAAAGCCATATTTTATAATCGCAATTTATATCCAAAGAATTTACCTCTTTTATTTTTAGTTTTTTGTTGTTTTTTACCTTTTTTCTGTGTTCTACGTTTATTATTTTTTTTAGTTTTTTTATCACTTTTATCTTTCTTATCACTTTTGTCTTTCTTATCTTTTTCAGAAGGAATGTATCGTAAGAAATATCTATCATATTCTTCTGTTCCTCTTTTATTTTTCAATTCTTGAAATCTTTCACTTTTTTCAGCTCTTATAGATTCCATAGTTTCTTGTTTACCATAACAATTAATACTAAATCGTTTTAACAAACCTTTTTGTTCTAATCTATTTCTTGCTTGAACATTAAATAAGTATTGCGCCATGCAAAGTAATCTATTTTTATCATAATATGGGCGATTACTGTAATAGAAAGCTAAATAAAAACTTAAAATAGTATCAATAGTTGCGACCTTAATATTTCTACCTTTAATTTTGATATTATTATAACTGTGACAAGCTAAAGGTTTATATATAAATGCGACTGTATCATTATCTACAATAATTTCATAATGAGGTGCTATTATTTCACCAAAACCAGATTTTTTAAGAATAGTTACATTATTAATTCCATTACCTTTTAATCGTTCTTTTGTAATTTGAGCGGAACGCGCTGGATCGTCAGATAATATATCAAAATCAGGATATTTTTTAAGGAAATTTTCTTCTTTTTTACCCATATATTTTGAATATAAAGATATAGCATAACTTCCAAAGAAAACAAGACCTTGATCTATAAAACTATTTCTGATAATATAATATAATTTATCACTATCTTCTTTAGTATCATTCTCAAATTTTCTGGCAAAATCTTTTGGATCACAGTTGTATCCTCTAAGTGGATAATGTTTATTTAATAATATTAATCTTTTAAGAACTTTTTCCCATCTAGAAACATCACCTTCAGGTCTTGATAGTTCTAGATACATACTCATTCTTAAAAAATTTGGGGGAGCATACATAATACCATTAACATGAATTGATTCCATAGAGATTGCCTTAAATAATTTATCTTCAAGAAATGTGATATCGGCAACTGGGATAAAATTAACATATACTTTATATGTTCCTGTATGAACACCAGCTTTTGCCTCAACTTCAATGTAACCTTTTGAATAATAAATATCAGCTAATTCTTTGGCGTGTTGTAAAGCATTTGGAGAGAAAAAATCATAATCGGGTATTTCAATATTTTTATTATAAAATTGGTCTTGTTGAGGAAGAATATTATTAATAGCTGTTCCACCGTAACATACTAATTTTTTAGATTTAATAAAATCTTCAACGATTTTAATAATTGTTATAATTTCAGGAGAATTAGCGATTCTTTTTCCAGCTCTTTCTTCGGCTTTATCAACAGCTTGTCTTAATATTTCTAATTCTTTTTCATTAAATTCTTCTTTAGTATATTTTTTCATTAATATATAGAGAGAAAATATACGAATTATATAGTAAATGAATAGAAATCACTTTTAATTGGGCGAGGTTTGTATGAGTATTTTTCGGGAGGAGGAGCTGGTTTATCAATGGTAACAGGAACAAATCTAAGATTCTCGGGTTTTAATACAAAAGCACTATTATTTTCACTGAAAAATAAATCAGCAAATTCTAAATTAGCATCATAATTTTGATAAGTCATAGCAATAAATTGACAACCAAATTTTTGACACATAGAAAAATTAGGGTTTACTGGGTCATCGGATTTGTCTGGTAAAACAATTGTCATATTTCTTTTATTAAAATCAGAAAAATTATAATCTTGATTATATAATACATCTCTAAATCTAGTTTGTCTCATAAAAACACTACCACTAGCAAGATTTACAAGTTCATCAAGTTCAGTTTTTTGAAAAAGAGGATTATCTCTATTAACAATAATGATTACTTTGTTATAGAATTGTTTAATTGGAAGTTTTCCTAAATTTTCACCATTGTTTTCATAACTATAATTAATTCCTAATAATTTAGATTGTAAAGCACTTTTTAATGAGTTATACATTTCTGTATATATTTTTGTATTGTTTGAATTAATTCTAAAATGTAAAATTAATGGATCATCAGGGTTGGGACAATTACCATCAAAGGCGTTTTGATTGATAATATCTAAAGCATCCGAGAATAAAACATAATTAAAAGTTTCTTTTAAATGAAAATCATTTTGTGATGATGTAGCGATAACGGGTTTATCATTTATAGAATATATTTCAAAGTCTAGACATCTAACGCCTTGTTTAATACATGCTTCTAAAGCACAAGTATTTACAAAATCATTTTTAAAATTTCCTGGACTACAAGCATTGAAAGCAGTTTTAATATAATAGTCTCTTAAATCATGATCTTGATTGTTAGAAAATTTTAAAGATTTTATAGGTGGAAAATTTTTATATAACAATCCCATTTTAGTGCAATTTGCTCCAGTAGGACCTTTCAATCTTAAAATACTGTAAATATAATATACGATACCAAAAACTATAGTTATAAATATTAATATTGAAACAATAATAATAATTTGATTATTATTCATTTTATTTAAAGTTTTTTTTGTAGTATCAATAATGTTATTTTTTATATTATTGGCAGTATCCATATATAATTATAGTGATAAAATAGTTAAATATATAATTAATAATAATAATAATTATATATAAATGGGAGGAGGTTTATTAAATTTAGTTGCTTATGGTAATTTAAATGTTATTGTAAATGGGAATCCTTCAAAAACTTTTTTTAAAACAACATATGCAAAATATACTAATTTTGGGTTACAAAAATTTAGAATTGATTATTCAGGACTGAGAAATCTTCGTTTAAATGAAGATTCAGTTTTTACTTTTAGAGTTCCAAGATATGCAGATTTATTAATGGATACTTTTGTAGCAGTAACATTGCCTAATATATGGAGTCCTGTTTTAAATGAAGAAGATCTAGATAATCATATACCATATGAATTTAAATGGATTGATAATATTGGAGCACAATTAATAAGAAGAATAAAAGTAACAGTTGGTGGACAGTTAATACAAGAATTTACTGGTCAATATTTATTGAATATGGTAAATCGTGATTTTAGTGAAGAAAAAAAAAAGGTATTTAATGAAATGATTGGAAATGGAAATGAAACATTTGGTTCAGAATTAACAAATCCCGCATTTTATGGTGGTAATACTCAACTAGAAAATGGAAATAGAGGTCTTTATCCAAATGCTACTTATGTTCCTGAAAGTCAAGGTGGACCACAACCATCTATATCAGCAAGAACAATATATATACCAATAAATATATGGTCAACTTTATCTAGTAAAATGGCATTTCCATTGGTATCATTACAATATAATTATTTACAAATTGAAATTGAATGTAGACCAGTAACAGAGTTATTTGTTATAAGAGATGTTTTAAATCCAGATCCAGATTCTCAATTTAATAGAGGTAAATATATTAGAGCTGATCAAAATATTCCAGCATATCAATTTTATAGATTTTTACATCCACCACCTAATGATAATATAACAGCAACAAATAATGATGTATATGATGATAAAAGAACCGATTGGTTTACCGATATACATTTAGTATCTACATATGCTTTTTTGAGCGATGATGAAGTGAGAGTATTTGCAGCTAAACCACAAAAATATTTAATTAGAGAAGTTCATGAATATGATTATCACAATGTAACCGGAAATCAAAGAACAAAAATATATTCATTGGGATTAGTAGCGAATTGGATGTGGTATTTTCAAAGAGATGATGTAGACCAGAGAAATGAATGGAGTAATTATACAAATTGGGAATATAATTTTTTACCATATAATTCATTAGGTAATAATGAAATACCATCTATAGGTTTTATCCCAACTTATGGTCATATTAGACCTCAAAATCAGAGAGATATAATGATGACATGGGCATTACTTTTTGATGGAAAATATAGAGAAAATCCTTTTCCAGGTGAAATATATGGAATTGTAGAAAAATATATAAGAAATGCAGCATATTCATTACCAGGATTGTATTGTTATAATTTTTGCTTAGATACTAATCCTTTTAATTTACAACCTAGTGGAGCAGTAAATTTAAGTAAATTTTCAATTATAGAATTTGAATATTCAACATATACCCCTCCTGCTGATACAAATGCTCAAACATTAGTAGTATGTGATGATGATAGTAATCCTATTGGTGTAAATAAACCAACATGGAGACTTTATGATTATAACTATAATTTACATTTAATGGAAGAAAGATATAATATATTAATATTTGAATCGGGCAATGCTGGATTAATGTTTTCTAGATAAATTTAATACCCATCTAAATCATTCATATATTCATCATAATCTAACTGATCTTGATTTCTACTATTTTCATTTGAGTCATTATTTCTATTATCATATCTATCTCTTCTATCTTGATAATTGTGAATATTATGTCTATGACGTCTATTGTGATTAAAATCTCTATTTATTTTTCTATATCCATATTTATTATAGTTATAATCTTCATCATTCTCATTATTATCATCATTCCCTTTATTTTCTATATTAGTTGACCAATTTCTTCTATCATGATGATAGATATGATAGCAAATATTTTTATCGCAAAATATTGAAAACTCTTCATCTTTATTTTTATCATTTCTATGTTTTCTATTTTTTTTATCTTTTGATTTATCATAATCAGATGTGCTTGGTTTTATAGGTCCACACGCATTAAATGAATAAGGACCACAGTCAGTAAATACCCCTGTTATAGAAGGTCTACATGTAAAATTTCTTGTAAATTGCGATGAATCTTTATCATATTTTTCACCTTTTTTATCATCTTCATAAATATAATGTTCCTGTGGATTATCAACAATATCTAAACCGGATTTAGCATTAGTCCAAGGGTGTGTTGGTAGAAAATCAGCAGGAACTTCAATATTATTTATATTTTTTGTTATTGTATTTTTTTGTGAAGTATTATTTTGTTCAAAATTCTCTCTTTTTGTATAACAATTTGTTAAATATAATAAATATAATAAAAAGAAGAGTAATAGTAAAATTAAAAATATTTTTAAATAAAGTTTTACATTTTTATTATTAATTATATTATTTATCATATAATTAATACAGAGATAAAATTTCTTTACTAAACTATAATGAAATATATAGTAAATAATAGTCATTATAATGAAATAAAAAATAAGATTGTTAAAACATGTATAAAAGAAAATGATTTATTGAATGAGTGGAAAGAAGGAAGGGGGTATGTAGATATTTATAAAAAAAATGTAGAGAGAAATACTAATAAAGTAATAATATTTGTTCATGGTGGAAGTTTCTTATATGAATCACCGAGAGAAGAATCATATGTATTTTTTTGTTATATGCTATGTAATTTAACAGGATATGATATATATGTTCCTGATTTTGTATTGCCACCTATAAAAAGTTATCCATCGCAAATTGATGATATAATGAAATTAAAGAAGTTTTTAGAAAAACAATATGAAAATATTATTATAGGTGGTGATTCTTCGGGAGGTTGTATAACAATGTCAACATTATTAAAATATTGTAATGATTTTTCAAGTGGGTTTTTAATTAGCCCTTGGTTAAATTTAAATTGTAATACATTATCATATAAAACGAGAACATGGTCTGAAAATATGAAAACAGGAGATCCAATATTTAAATTATCTCCTACAAAAAATTCAGAATATTTTATAAAGGATGCTAGAATATATTTAAATGATCCAAATTTATTTAACAATAAAATAGCGAATCCATATTACGCAACAAGTTCAGTTTTATCTAAATTACCACCAATGTTAATATTGGTTGGAGATAGTGAAACAATAAGAAATGATTCATTAGATTTTGCTAGTAGAGCTCAAAAAGTAAATAATAATATTTTTGTATCAATGTATGATAATATGTGGCATGACTGGTTATTATATCGAGAAAATTCTTCCGGAAAACGAGGTTTAGATGCTTTTAGTTATATAAGTAGTTTTTGTAAAGGAATAAAAAAAGATAATTTATATAATTTTGATAGAAATCACATAATATCAAAATTAAATTTAGAAATTATATTATAAGTTAAGCATAAATATTATTAACTTGTTGGGTTACTCTAATGAATGTAGTGCATTTACTCATATCTTTTATATTTTTAGCATTAATATAAGTGCACGTGCTTCTTAATCCACCAAGATAATCTAAAACTGCATCTTCTAATTTACCCTTGAGTTTAATTTTAATATGTCTTCCTTCAGATGAACGATAATTATCCATTTTTCCATAATGAGTTTCCATAGCATGTTTTGAACTCATTCCGTAAAAAATTTTATATTTAATTCCATTTTCTTCAATAATTTCTCCTGGGTTTTCTTCATGACCAGCAAAAATTCCACCAGCCATTACAAAATCAGCCCCACCACCAAAAGCTTTACCCATATCACCAGGACATGTAATACCTCCATCACCAATTATATGCCCTTTAACACCATGAGCAGCATCAGCACATTCAATAATAGCGGACAATTGAGGCATACCAACCCCTGTTTTAATTCTTGTAGTACAAGCCGAACCAGGTCCAATACCAACTTTTACAATATCAACCTTTCCATTTAATATCAATTCTTCAACTAATTCTCTAGTAACAACATTACCTGCAATAATAATCTTATTAGGGAAAGCTTCTCTAACTTTTGCACAAAATTCAATTAATTTAGAAATATATCCATTAGCAATATCAATACAAATCCAATTACAGTCAATAACTTGAAAAATAGATTTTAATTTTTCAAAAGATTCATCTCCAATACCAGTGGAAATCATAAATAGGTTTGGATTTGGAGAAGATTTTTTGAATTCCGAATAATCATTAATGGAATAAAATTTATGAAGAGCAGTAATAATATTATGTTTACTTAAAATATTATAAATTTCAAATGTTCCGGTTGTTGACATATTAGCAGCAATAATAGGTTTACCATGCCATTCTACATTACTATATTTAAATTTAAATGTTCTATCTAATTCAATTTCAGAACGACTATTTAAACTGGTTCTTTTAGGTCTAATAAGAACATTATGAAAATCTAATTTAACCTCAGATTCAATCTTGTTCATTATAAGAATATGTATACATATAAATATATATAATGTTTAATATATTTATATAATTTATTATATTTTTTATGATATTTATTATATACAAAATATATAATGAAAGATACTTTAAATAATTTATTTGGTAATAATTCGAATTTAAATAATATATTTGGTAATAATTCGAATTTAAATAATATATTTGGTAATAATTCGAATCTAGATGATATAATAGATAAAAAAAGGTTGGAAAAAAATATAGATAATATACAAGATAATAATGATACACCAGAAGATAAAAGTTCACTAGGTGGAAGAATATTATCCGGAATATTAATTTTAGCAACTGTAATATTTTCTATAATATTTACAGTATTAATTACAAGTAATTTAAGTTTTTTAATAACATGTGGTAGAGTATTGACTACAATTGGTAAAGATGGAAAGAAAAGAACTTTTAATGATTTATGGTTTCCATCATATTATTTTTATCAAGAAAATAATGAAACATATCCATTTTGTCAAGGTTTAAAATTAGATAAAAATGGTTATTTAAAAGGAAGAGAAAAATTATTAAATGGATTTTCATTTTCAAGTGGATTACCTATTGAAAAATATAAATTTGACTTTTTATCTTGGTTTACAAGATTAGAAGCAAGTTTGGCTGAGGGTATAATAAAAACATTTATGGAAATAATTATAGATTTCTTTAATTATTTTAAAGCAGTATCAGAAAAAACAACTGTAATAAATAATGCTAGAATATTAGATTTGTTACAAATAATAGAATATATTATGCCAAATAATCCTTATTATAGAAATTTAATATTATTTATCATTGGAATACCATTAATGTTAGGAATCGTATTATTATCAGGATTTTCAAGTTCATTTGTATATATTTATAATTTATTAACAACAAGTTTACCTTTTAATTTATTATATTTAGTATTTTTAAGTTTAATATTAATAGTAGTAGTTAATTTCTTTTTTCCATTTATATTTTTAATACCATTTGAAGTAATATTTTTTCCAATAACAAGTATAGTTTACACAAGTTTGCTTCCAATAGCATTTATAGCATTGATTATAATATTATCATCGTATAATTCTTTGATTTACAATATTATTACAATGATAAAATTAATGTTTGTAGGATATTTTGCTGGAGGATACAAAGCAATTAGTAAGAATGCTCAAGAAAATAAAAATATGTATATGTTTTTTGTAGGATTAATATTAATATTAACTTTGATAAGTTTAATAATATAGGTCAAATATTATAAGTATTATAAGTATAATATAATAATTATAATATAAAAAAATCTTAAGTAAATAAATATATATTTATGGGAAAAAAACCAAAAAAACCAACTCATTTAATTAAACCATTAGTTAGTATTTGTACTCCTACATTTAATAGAAGACCATTTATAAAAACATTAATAAAATGTTTTGAACATCAAACATATCCAAAAGATAAGATGGAATGGATTATTATTGATGATGGAACAGACAAAATAGAAGATTTAGTAAAGGATATTCCTCAAGTTAAATATTATAAATATGATGAACAAATGGTTTTGGGAAAAAAAAGAAATATTATGCATGAAAAATGTTCAGGAGATATTATTGTATATATGGATGATGATGATTATTATCCTCCTCAACGTGTAAGTCATTCGGTTGAAATGTTATTATCACACCCAAAAGCATTATGTGCGGGTGCTAGTGAAATATATATATATTTTAAACATATTAATCAAATGTATCAATTTGGACCATATGGACCCAATCATGCAACAGCGGGAACATTTGCATTTAAAAAAGAATTATTAAACGAACATTCTTATGATGATAATGCGGCGTTAGCAGAGGAAAAGCATTTCTTAAAAAACTATACAGTTCCCTTTGTTCAATTAGAGCCAAAAAAAACAATTTTAGTATTTTCTCATATACATAATACATTTGACAAAAAAACATTATTAGATAATCCACATCCTGATTATTGTAAGCCTTCTGATAAAAAAGTAGAAGATTTTGTTAAAAGTGAAGAATTAAAAGATTTTTTTATGAATATTGATGATGAGTTAGAAAATTATGATTTTGGTAAACCAATGAATAAGCCAGAAGTATTAAGACAAACAAATAAAATAGCAGAAGAAAGAAAAAAAATGGTTGAAGAGGCAAGAAAAAATAATGAAGGCAAAATAATTGTAGAGCAAAATGGAAAACAAGTTGTATTAAACAATGAACAAATAGTAGAAATTTTAAAACAACAAAATCAAAAAATTCAAGAGTTAACAAAGAAGATTACAGTTCAAGAAAGTATTATTCAATCTTATAGAAATAAGCAAAATAGTGATAATGTAAATACCCAAAATAATAATAGCGTTCTTGATAAAAATAGTAGTAAATTAATGAATAATAGTATTAATGATATTACAGATGAAGATAAAGAAATTATAAACCAAATTAATAACTAAATAACTTATTATAAAGATAAGCAAAACTATATAAAAAAATATTAAGAACAATTTATAACAACAGATGACAGATTCTATTAATAATGAAGTGGAATATAATGTCGGTTTTTTTAATTACAAAAATGGTTATTATCCATCTAATATTGAAGGACAGCGAATTGTAGATGCTGTAACTGGAGCAGAGTATCCATGGAGAGTTGGCACATATGAAGAAAAGCGATTTTTCAAAGTAATGGGTGCAAGTGATATTATGGATTCAAATGGAAAGCGTTCATATAATAAAAGAACACCTAACTTTCTTTACTATCAATCGCCTGAGTCATATATGAAACACAAAAATGTAGTTCTTGAGGAAAGTGTTATTACAGATTGGTATAATAAATATAATCTTCTATTTCCAAATGATGTATTTGATCATAAAGCATATAAAATTCTATATTCATAAATATGTAAATAAATATTAATATTTATAAATATTTATTTATAAATCATTTTCTAAATCATATTCAGTAGAAGAATTATTATTCTTATTATTTTTATCTATATATCTATAAATTCTATTAATTTCAAGATTATTTATTTCATATAATTCTAATATGTCTTGAATATTTTCAATAGTATAATTACATCTTAAATACTTAAAAAATGATATAGTATCTTTTTTATCCATTGATAAAAATTTTGATAAATCTTGAAGAAATAAAGAATTATTATATTCAGTGCTGTATTTTGTAAGAACCTTAGTAAATCGTATATCTTTAATTTTATCTATTTTAATTGAGTTATTTTCCAGATAATTATGATATTCATAATTGTTAGTTAAAATTTTTATAATAGAACTCATTTCATTAAATTGCCAAATTTGTTTTTGAAATGTGATTCTATCTATATAATCACCATAACATGTATTGTTTAAAATAGTTAAATATATTGAAATAGCATTATTTTTATTTTTAAATTTTTGTAGTTGATCAATAATATTTTCATGAAATAATAAACCAATAATGGTTCTATCGTTTTCATTAATTAAATAACTTTGTTCTTCAATGTTATATTTATTATTTATTAAAATAGATGTAATATTTTTTGTATCATAATCTATTTTTTTACTATTATCAATATTTATAATATTCTTAAAATATTCTAAATTATTAATATTATTAATATAAAATTTATATAATAAATTTATTTTTCTTAAATTATTATTACAATAATTAATAGAATGTTCTAATAATTTCTTATCATTATATAATTGAGGAATTTGATTTTCAATAATTTCTTTAATCTCATTATCTGTTGGGGATTTTAATTCAAAACTATGACAAATTTTCATAAGTTCCTTGATTTTTTTATCCACTTGATAATTACTAATACATATTATAATATTGTTAGTAATTTCTTCTGTTTTTTGTTTTTTTGTTTTTTTTGGTCTAATAAGCTTAATTAATGAATTTATTCCTCCTTTATCTCCATTATTCATTCCATCAATTTCGTCCATTATAATCGCAATATTGCGCTTTTCTTTTTTAAAGAGAGATAGAATATTAGATGTGCCCATATTATATTTTGTAATAATATCTAAAATGCTTTTATTTCTAGAATCACTAGAATCAAAATATATAATATCATAATTAAGTTTTCTAAGAAGACTATTAATAAAAAAAGTTTTTCCACTTCCGGATTCGCCATAAATATATATTCCTCTTTTAATAGATAAATCATTTTTATTATTATTGAAATGGTGTAAAAGATCAATTATTTTATTTGAAACATTTTCTCTATTTAATATTTTGTTATAATTTAGTTTGTCCATTTAATATTTTTTGAAAATTTATATTTATGTGATTTTAAATTATCACTTTTATAATGTTTATTTATAAAATTTAAACATTTTAAAGATGAATTTTTTTCCGCATAATACTTTAAAAATGTCAAATAATTTTCAAATACAATATTTTTAGAGTAAGGATAATTAGTCATTAGCATCCAATGTGATAAATTTCTATAAAATATTGTTTTAAATGAGAAAATATAATCTTTTCTAACAATATCTCGAATATAAGATTCTATCTTACTATCATTTATAATTTTATCAATATAATTATTATATTTATTGTAAAAAGATTTTGTTAGAAAAATCTTACTTTTTGGTGATAGTAAAGTAAATATATAGTCAATAATATCATTAGGTAAATTATTAATCATATCAAGATTCATTAATATAATTAATATATTATACTATTATAAATTTATATAATTTTTTTATCTACATTTATTTAGGTCATCATTATTTGTAATTCCACCCCATGTTACTTGACAATTTCTTGCCCATCTTGCTTTATTACAGTTACCGTCGTGACCTTTATATCTACGTTGACTAAAGTCAAAAGGACCTTTTCCGCATTTGCCTAAATTTTTAGGATTTTCACAACCTTTATCTGTTGATACCCAAAAATCTGGGCATTCAGAGGAAGCAGGAGGAAAGGTTTGATTATTTCTATGTTTTGCCAATGAATAACCAATAATTATTAACATTAAAATTAAGATTATTGTAGCAACAATAATAACAATTTGTTGAAAATTCATTATATATATTTATTTACATTTTTTTATTGTAGGATCATCATTTGTTATACCATCCCATTTTACATTACATTTATTAGCCCAACTTAATTTTTGACATACTTTCATATTAGTAAAGTCTTGTCCTTTAGAGAGATCACATTTACTATCAAACATATCTAAATGTTCTGGTTTACAAGTATTTGGTTTAGATGGGTCATCAACTTTTACAAAATAATCTGGACAATCTCCTACATCAGGTTTCCAGTGGTTATTTTGATATCTATTTTTTGCTAAAAAAAACCCAATAACAACAAGACAACATATTAAAATAATAGTCGCAACTATAATAGTTATTTTTTGAAATGACATATATAATATTTATATAAAATAAGATTTTAAAATTAATAGTTTAGTAATTAATAATTTTATTTTTTCTATCAATTTATATAATGACTCAACAAGGTTTTACAAATTATCCAACTACAAATGGAAGAATAGATATAATAAGTCCAACTTTAAATAATCAATTTGAATTATCTGATAAAATACCAGTTCATACAACAGCAGCTTTTAGAGATGCAATGACTGGTAACTGGATGAACACACCTTTATCATTAGCATATTTCAGTAGTGAAAATATTAATATATTACAAAATAACATAAGAAAAGGAGTATTTGATAAATCAAATGGTGAATTTGTAATTGGATTACAAGATGAAGATGAATTAAAAATAATTATGCGTAGTGTTTTTTTACAAAATTCTCTCAATCTAGAAACAAATATTAGAGAGCAAATAAGAGATTTAAATGCTTTAGTTGAAAGTTATGCTATTGAACAAGTGTATAAAGAAGCAATCAGTTATTTAAAATATAAAAGAGATGCTAGTAATATGTATGCTTTATTGGCTTTACCTTCTAATTCAAGCACAAGAGGTAAAACATTAGAATTACAAAGATTTGTTTAAATATATATTTACTAATTAATAAATATATATTTATTAAATTATTAATCAATCAACTTCTTCAATATTAGGCCCTGAATTTGTATTTTCTGTTGTTGAAGGCATTTCAGTTTGCATACCACTAGGCATTTCAGTTGGCATACCACTAGGCATTCCTGATGGCATTAGTTTATCCATAATAGGTTTGAATGTTTCTTCTAATTCTTTTTTCTTAGATTCATAGTCTTCTTTAGGAGCAGAATTATTAGCTTCTAACCATTTAAGTGTATCATCAATATTTTCTTCGACCATTTTTTTATCATCTTCTGGAATATTATCTTTTAATTTTTCATCGTTAATAGTATTTTTAATTGAAAAGCAATAATTTTCCAATCCATTTTTAGCTTCTACTTTTTCTTTAAATTCAGCATCTTCTTTAGCATATGTTTCAGCATCATTAGTCATACGTTCAATATCTTCTTTTGAAAGTCTAGAGCCATCATTCTTAATAGTAACATTATTAGATTTTCCGGTTGATTTTTCAAGAGCTGTAACATTTAAAATACCATTAGCATCGATATCAAATGAAACTTCAATTTGAGGAACACCTCTTGGCATAGGTGGAATATCAGCAAGTGTAAATTCTCCTAATTTATTATTATCTTTTGTTCTAGCACGTTCTCCTTCAAATACTTGAATAGTTACAGCTGGTTGATTATCAGCATATGTTGAAAATGTTTGAGATTTCTTTGTAGGAATAGTTGTATTTCTAGGGATTAATACAGTCATTACTTCTCCGGCAGTTTCTAATCCAAGTGATAAAGGTGCTACGTCTAATAGAAGTAGATCTTCTGTTTTTTCAGATTTATTACCAGCAAGAATAGATGCTTGAACTGCTGCTCCATATGCCACTGCTTCATCCGGATTAATTGATTTAGAAGGTTCTTTCCCATTAAAAAAATCAGAAATTAACTGTTGAATTTTTGGAATTCTAGTTGAACCACCAACTAGAACAATTTCATCAATTTGATTTTTAGATAATTTAGCATCTTTCATTACTTTTTCTACTGGCGTAATAGTATTTCTAAATAAATCCCCACATAATTCTTCAAATCGTGCTCTTGTAAGTGATGAATAAAAATCCACTCCTTCAAAAAGTGAATCGATTTCAATAGATGATTGAGTAGCACTAGATAATGTTCTCTTAGCTCTTTCACATGCAGTTCTAAGTCTTCTCATTGCCCGCGGATTCCCAGTTAAATCTTTCTTATGTTTACGTTTAAATTCTTGAGCAAAATGACTAACAAGACGATTATCAAAATCCTCACCACCTAAATGTGTATCTCCGGCGGTTGCCTTAACTTCAAAAATACCGTCTTCAATACTTAAAACAGAAATATCAAAAGTTCCCATTTTGTTATCGCAAAGACTACTAATCAATGCTTCTGTATATTTCTATACAGCTCAGACTATATCTTATTATATATTGAATAATTAATTATGCTTTTATTTTTATATATTCCCATATTTCCAATAATCATCTAAAATATTTTTACATTCTTCTACATAGTTTTTTGGATATATAATTATATATTTTTCATATACTACATTACAATATATAGAATTATTTTGTAAAAATTTTTCAACCCCATTAACTTTTTCATTCCATTTTCCAGTTTGAACTTGTTCTTTGTGCCAAATATGGTTATCTTTTATTTCAATTAATAATTTTAATTTTGGAATAGCAAAATCAATTTTATAAGTATGAATTTTTTTACTATTACTTCTATTATATTCAATCTTAGGACCATTAATCAGTAATATTTTATTTTCATTACAATATCTAATAAATTTTAATTCAAACTTAGATTGATAGCATATTGTTTCATTTGCTAAATTTTTATATGTTCTTATTTTGAAAATATTGTTTGTTAAATTACAATCTTTACAAAGCGCCTTTATTTTATTTTTATGACTATGAAGATCTTTACTAATAAAATTATTATTACAATTATCACAATTTAATTCAATATTTACTATTTTTTCTATGTTATTATTAATTTTACTATATAAATAAGGACAAAAACGAGTTTGATTACTAATAGCAACACATGGATAATATATAAAATCATCTGTCATTAAAAATTTTTTATTTTGAATACTCAAAATTTTGTTTCTAATATATTCAAATTCATTATTATCCATAATTCGCTTAAAATAATTATCTTTAAAATCACTATCATATTCATCAAACTTTATTTTATCATTATTTAATTTATCTACTAAAAAGATATGATTTGTAATAATATTTTTATCATTACTTTTACTAATAATATCTTTATTTGAATGATAATTTAACATGTAATTAGATTGATTATTTCTTTTTAATTCTTCATAATCTTTACATATTCTACAATTAATTATATTACGATTAATTTTTCTTAGTATATTGTTTAAACTTACTTTATGTATTGAATCACAATTTATACATTTATATGTAATATCATAGTGATTATTGCGTGTAATAATATTTTCTTCATAGTCAATAAAATTAGAACAATTATTATTATTAAAAAAAAATCTATATAATGGCACTTTTGTATTTGAATATTTATGTGTTATCTTATTAATTGAAAATAAATCAAGTTCATTCCCTTCCCAAAAATAAGCAATACTTTTATTTTCCTTATTATTTTTTTCTATTTTTATAATATTTTTTTTTAAAAGCATAATAGTATTTTCTTCCATAAAAAATAATAACTAGTTTATTATTTAAAATAACTTTTAAATAAATTATATAATTATTCAATATATAACCTAGGCGCTATTAGTCGTTGAACCTTATTTATCAAGAAATTCTTGATAAATCTTGGCTGCTGATTATCTATTATATTGAATTTATCAAACCTTCATTATTATATAATAATTGTGGTATTCAATACTTGAAGACTTTCCAGCAATTCACCTAGTTTTTTTTACTTGGAGGCAGAAATTTTGATTTAATAACAAGAAATTAAATTGTTATTTTCAAAACCAGTAGGTTTACCACCAAGGTCATAAATTAAAACATGTTGTTCTTTACTAGATTTTTTTTCTAATCCATATGCAATTGCTGCCGCTGTAGGCTCATTAATAATACGCAATACTTCTAACCCAGCAATAACACCAGCATCTTTTGTCGCATTTCGTTGAGCATCATTGAAATAAGCAGGAACAGTAATAACAGCTTTTTTTACTTCATCTCCTAGATATGCTTCAGCAATTTCTTTCATTTTAACTAGAATCATAGATGAAATTTCTTCTGGAAGAAAACCTTTTTCTTCATTTTTGTAAGAGACATTAATAACTGGTCGCCCATCTCCTTTATCACTTACTTTAAATGGAAAATGTTTAATATCAGACTGAGTTTCAATATCATTAAATCTACGTCCAATTAATCTTTTAGCATCAAAAACAGTATTGATAGGATTAGTAGCAGCTTGATTCTTAGCTCCATCTCCAATAATTCTTTCAGAATCAGTAAATGCTACATATGATGGTGTTGTTCTATTACCTTGATCATTAGCAATAATTTCTACTCGATCATTTTGCCATACTCCTACACATGAGTATGTTGTTCCCAAATCAATACCGATAGCTCCCTCATACACCATTATATATGTTTATACATACAAGACAAGGCTTTAAATCAATTATATAATACTTTTAAGAAAAATATAATTTATTTTCTTTTACTTTTAGTTTTTTTGTTACATTTTTTATTTTTCTTCATATTTTTTGTTCTTTTGTTGATTTTTGTTTTTTTTGATTTTTTATATTTTCTATTTTTCTTCGTATATTTTTTTTTGCCTCCTAATTGTGGAATATAACTATTTATTAAAGATTTAATAGAAAAATTAGGAATTAATGTATTTGTAATTTGTTGTCTTGTATTTGGATCTGTTCTATTTCCTCTTGATAACCATTGTTGAATACTTTGTCTATCATATGTTTGACCAACTGAATTAACTACCGGATTTCTCATAATTTCTCCACCAATTGGGCATGTAATAATATTTAATACTTCTTGTGGAATTCTATCTAAAACTTCTTGTGGAATTTCTATAGGTTCAGGAACGGGCATTTCTGACGTAGGAGGTGTTGGTGGTCTCATATTATCATTATTATCATTAATAATATTATTGACTCTTCTAGTTATATTTTCATTATTATTATTTAATCTGTTTAAAATATCCATATTATATCTTATAAATTGCTGATATCTTGATTCTGCTTCATGATAACCATCATCACCAGGAAGATGTTCTTGATAATGTTCTTCTAACATAGTTTCAATAGTGTCTAATGCTGCGTTATTATTTATAATGGAAGCAATTTCTCTAGCGTTATCACTAATAGAATAATTACCATTAATAATATCTTGAACTATATCATATAAATAATCATGAAAATCTGCCATATATATATTATTTTTTATTTTTTTTTACTTTAATTGTAGATATTTCTTTTGGTTTCTCATTATTATATAGTTTCATATATTCTTCTTTTAATATTAATAACTCTTTTAACCATAAATCTTCATTGCTACTACTTTCTAAATCATTAATACTAGATGTAATTTCATCCTTTTCTTTTTTCATCTTTTCAATTGATTCTTCACATACACTATCCATTGGCATTTTTCTTAGATATTCATAATCATTACTATAAATATCATCATATTTCATTTTTTTTAATAAAGTAATAATTTCATCTTTCTTCTTCTTTCTTAAATCAATCTTGTTGTTAAGATTATCATTAATAAATCGCGTTTTATTAGAAATCAACTTTAAATCACTGTTTAATTTATTAAGTAAAAATTCCTTTCGAATTTTATAATATTCTAAACGTGTATCATAATAATCATCTATTATTTCTTCTGGACTATTGTATTTTTTAAGTTGTTCTTTATTATTAAATAGATGCATGTTTGTTGTAGATTGAATTGAATATAATTTCAAAAATTTATGAATTCCATTCATTCCATGTTCGATTTTTTTATCAATTAATTCTTTTAAGGTTCCAGGTTTAAATTCTATCATAAAATTAACAATCATATCTGTTGAATTATCATTAAAATCTTTTACAATACTATCTTTCTTTTTAGAGTCAATCAATGTTTCTAAAAATTCTTTGTAATCTTGGGTCCATGTTCCAATTGGCAATTCGTTAATCTTTACTTTATTCTCATTAATAATTTCATAACTACCAGTAATTAAATATTTTTTTCCATTATCTATTTTTTCAATATTACCTGTAAAACCCTGATAATAAGGATCAATTGTAATTAATTTATAATTAATATCTTTCTTAAGCATTAGTTCTATACGATTTATAATTTGTAAAGGATTATATGACATAATATCAGTGCTAAATCCTGTTCCAATACCTTTTGCTCCATTAATTAGAACAATAGGAATAATTGGAACATAGTATATTGGTTCAACTGATTGACCATCATCGCTTAAATAATTTAAAATATTATCATCAATAGTTGGATAAATAAGCCTTGTTAATTTATTTAGAAGTGTAAATATATATCTTTCTGATGCTGAATCTTTTCCACCGGCAAGACGAGTTCCAAATTGTCCCCTTGGTTCAAAAATATTTATATTATTACTACCTACATAATTCTGTGCCATATTAATAATAGCACCATTTAAACTAGCTTCTCCATGATGATATCCAGAATGTTCTGATACATAACCACTAAATTGTGCTACTTTAATTTCGCTATTTAATTTTTTCTTAAAAGCAGCAAATAAAATCTTGCGCTGACTGATTTTTAAACCGTCAATTAAATTAGGAATGGATCTGTCATTATCATATTTTGAAAAATGAATAAATTCTTTATCAATAAATTCTTTGTAAGTAACACTCGTTTGATTAGTATCTAGATACAATTCTCTATTATAATTACCTAACCAATCTTTTCTATCATCACTCCGTTTTTTATTAAAAACCATATCGATATACTCGCTACTTTCTTCATTATTCCAATTGAAATATATAATTTTCTTTTCTTTAAAATATTCTTTAAATTCTTTACCAGTGCTTGTGCCTAGACCTTTATAGTATTTAATATTCCACCCTTTAATATCATTCTCTTTTTTCCATTCTTCAAATTCACCTTCATTGTAAAATTGTTTCATTTGAGAACCTTTTGAAGCTTTTAAAATTGGAGTATTAATATATCCAATGAAATTTGGAATTTGTATTAGTGAATTCCACCCAGAGTCAAATAAATTAATTCCAAGACCTTTAATATGACTTCCATCTAAATCTTGGTCAGTCATAAAAACTACTTTTGAATATCTTAATTTTGTATTGACATCATCTTGGGTATATTTTTTTCCATGTTCTAAACCAAGAATTTGCTTAATTTCGTTTATTTCCTTATTATCTCCAATTTTTGTAACAGTTTCACCTCTTACATTGAATAATTTACCTTTCATTGGATAAACACCAATAAAATTACGATCTTCTTGTGATAATCCAGATATAATACCAGCTTTGGCTGAGTCACCTTCACAAAGAATTAACATACAATCCTTTGATTTTGTTGTTCCGGCATAATTGGCATCTACTAGTTTTGGAATTCCTCTAATATTTTTATTTTTACTTCCATCAGTTTTTTTCTGAGATTTGTTTTCCTTTACTTCAGTTATAGCACATGCCGAATTCATAATACCCATTTTACAAATATTATCAATAAATTTATCACTGACTTCACAAGAAGAACCAAATTTACTAGATGGGGTATTCATAAAATCTTTTGTTTGACTTTCATAAGAAGGATTTTCAATATCACATCGTAAGAATAAAGCAATATTTTCTCTTATAGCGCTTGGTTTAACGTC